CCAAGGCCGGTGTGTGTGCTGAAAAGTGGAATATTGATCAGGTAGTAAGTTATATTCAAGAAGACGAAGTCTTTTCCCTTGATATAATTGCATACGGAAGGAAATGTGCTGATGATATGGAGCGGAATGGTCGTGAGGGAAGTGCACATACCTATCGCGTGGCGATGAACGCATTGGAGAGATTTGCTGGTGGTAGTCTTGATGTAAATATGGTCACTGTATCATTCCTAAAAAACTATGAAAGATTTCTGAGAAGTGAACCGTCCATGAGAGGTGTGAATAAAAGCAACTCTCCATTGTTATCTAAAGGTCAGACGAAAAAGAATAATGCCATAAAGTTGTACATGACTGTTCTCAAAGCTGTGTTCAATCAGGCAAAGTATGAATATAATGATGACGAAGCCGGATTGATACGAATACCTCTTTCTCCTTTTAATAGATATACCATGCCAGAGAATATTCAGACTGCTTCCCGTGTCCTCACCGTCGAGCAGATTCAGGAGATTATAGACCTTCCATACTTCCGGAATGGGAGCCCATACTATCAGTTGAATATGGCGAAAGACGTGTTTCTTTTATCATTCGCACTCATGGGTATAAATTCTGCTGATATGTATGATCTCATTGGTTTCGAGGATGGGATTATATCCTATGAGCGGAAAAAAACGAAAGGAAGGCGGAAGGATAATGCTTTCATACAGGTAAAAGTGGAGCCTGAGATCGCTTCTTTATTTGATAGATATAAGGGGAAAGACCGTGTGTTCTCATTTTCTGAGAAGTATGTGTCGGCCGATGATTTCAACAAGGCGATAAATTTGGGTTTGAAGAAGGTGGGGCAGACGATTGGTGTACCTGACTTGAATTTCTATTATGCCCGGCACTCAATGGCATCCATTTGTGCCAATAGATTAGGAATAGATATTGCACGTGTGGATGAAATGCTTAATCATAGTGATCCGAAATTGGCTCTTGCAAGGGTTTATATTGAAAAGGACTTTAAGCCCTTGTGGGAAGCAAACCGGAAACTCATAGATTTATTTGATTGGAGTTTCTATACAAAAGAAAAGCCGGAGGATTGACCTTCGGCTTAATTTATTCCTATATTTTCCAGTACTTCGTCGATGAACATGGAACGGTAGCGCGGGCATTCCAGTACTCCTTTCTGCTTTGCCTCCCGATACACCTTTGAGAATAGCTTGGCTTTTTCCTGGACTGTAACAGGGATTTCTTCAATAGGGGTTGTCAGGAACCGGCATCCCCAGCCTTTGCAGGTCGGGGAGAGCTGGCAGTGAGACGGGGATGTATTCTGAGCTGCGCACAATAATATGTCTATGCTCATTTTATTCTACGCTTTTAATATCTACGATTTCGGTAATATCCTTGTTTGTTTTTACCCTTACTTTGTTAAGCACTTTGCCTCCAAAGCTGTTATTACCTCTGAACGTGAGTTCTGTTTTAAAGCCTATGAAGTTTCCTTTATATTCACGATCCATTTTCTTCAGCTCATTGGCAAGGTCGTCCTCTATCTTGCTCAAATATGCAACGCTGTCTTTCAGGATTGCTTCCTCTGATTTCTTGCAGTTTTCCAATTTCTTCTTCATTTCACCTGTTCGGTTCATGGCGGCAATAATCTTCATGCGCTGCGCTTTGCATTCTTCCGTCAGTTTGAAGGAGGTGAATAAGCTATCCACGCTTGACATATTAACGAACTCATAACTGCTCCAGTCTTTCATTGTCTGCTGGAGTTTTGCTTCGATTAAAGACTGCATTTTGTCTTCTTTGCTCTGCTGGCAACCTGCTATCAGGAGTGGAAGGGCTAAGAATAATAATTTCGTCATGGTTATAATGTTTTTATTCCTTGCTTTCATACATATCAATGGTATTGTAATAATCTTCGGTAAACTGGAATAAATCGTCAAGGCTTTCAATGGGGTGTTTCACATCTTTCTTGTTTTCATCAATAGTGGCTACATATTTTGTCCCGGTATTGAAGTACATACGGCATATTGGCTTTCTGTTATTATCGTCAAGCAATACACTGAAATAGGTTTGAGCATCACGGTAAGCAATACGTGAAACATCTACCTTTTGTCTGCATATAGCTTGTATAATACGGTAGGCATCCAGTTCTTCCTCTGTGGTTACAATCTTTGATTCAGGCTGAACTTCTTTTTGTGCATCTGAAACAGGCTCTTCTTTTACCTGCTGGGCTTCCGGCTTCGCATCACTAACCGTCAATGCTCCCTTCAGACGTTCGTTGATAATATCGTTGATATGAGATGATATTGCGCGTTTTACCAGTGGGGTGAACTGGTCTACTACGTTTTGAAGCATCCGACCTTCATATACCTTCGTAGCAAACATCTTAACAAAATCTGCACTTGGGTTGGAGAATTCATTTTGTATAATGGCTTTAAGCTCTCCCATGTACTTTAATTCGCTTGCTGAGCTTAGAATATTATCAATGTCAAAATATGATTTGTGGAATTTTTTAAGTTCCTCGATTTGATTATCTCTTAAATCGGTGATGTCTACTTCCAAGAACGGCTTGTCGTCCATTATGTTTGGTTCCTTAAGGTCTGTATAGAAGCGATACACGACTCCGTTAGTTAGAAGCCCAAATTTAGCTCTTGACACGTTAAAATATCGCAATAACTGATTGTCATGTAGATTTAAATCCTGTTTCCAGTGCTTACATTCAATCAAAAGAATAGGTTGCTCGTCCTTCATGATTGCATAATCAATCTTTTCTCCCTTCTTTGTACCTATATCACAAGTCATTTCTGGTATGACCTCAAGCGGATTGAATACGTCATATCCTAATGCATTGATAAACGGCATGATGAATGCGTTCTTGGTTGCTTCTTCTGTCTGAATGTTTTCTTTCAGCTTACCAACTCTGTCTGCAAGCTGTTTTATTGCGTCTTTAAAATCCATAGTTATAATTATTTAGCTGATAAACACATTAATACTCTATACATACCATACACCTCTGATAAGGGTACATCAAAATCTGAGAATTTAGGGTCTGGATTGATAGAGTGGCATTTTATGTATCCTTCCTTCTCTCTACATTCGTGTACCTCCTTTACTATAACACCGTTGGGTGTATCGAGTACATAAGTTTTACCCCAATCAATGAAAATATTGGGATTTATCTTTTTTATAAGAATGCGCGAGCCTGATGGATATTCGGGTGACATGCTATCTCCATATACCGTAATTGCAAAATCTACATTTTCTATGGGAGATATTATAGTTTCACAATCCTTCAAGAAAACACTAGGAGAAGCAAATCCAGTTAATGAACCTCCCATAGCTGACATCGGAAGTAGATAGGTGATGTATTCTGATTTTACATTGACTTTTTTCCCAGCATCTCTTTTGTGTATTGTAATATCATTTCCTGTAGGATATTCACCAATAAGCATTTCTCCTTCTCCTGTAAGCAACCAGTTTTTGTTTAAGTCACCAAAAAAGTTAGATATTTTATCTATTGTTGAACGTCTGGTATTATCTCCCATTTTAGATACTGCACCATTGCTTAAGCCAACTGTTTTTTCAAATGACTGTACGGTTAATCCTTTGTATTCGATAAAGTAGAAGAGTCGTTCTTTTAATCCAGCCATAATAGAGTTAATTAGAGTTAATATCTAAATATGATTAGATTTATTGTTTGATAAATTAGATATTAAATCTATCTTTGCAACATCAAACAATAAACAATAAACAAAGGAACAGAAAAAACCTGAGAGAAGCAAACGAAAGTGATAACTAATAATAGGTAACGCCATGAAAAAGTTCGATTTACATAAGATAATGAGTAACGCACACAAGCTATACAAAAACGCTAGAGCTAAGTATTCAACTTTTGCATCAGCCTTGAAAAAAGCATGGAGCATGGCTAAGTTCGAAGTAAAGGTTGCAGCCGAAAAGGTTGCCTTGGAAGCCGAACGGAAGGCAGAAGAGGCACGCAAGGCTAAAGCCAGATTTGAAGCTGCTGTGAATAAGCCTAAAGCTATTGAATACTACGATTGGGGAAACCTTACAGCATCAGACATCTATCCAGACAATAACAGTGGTTATCTGGGTTCCAAATATTGCGGAGATTAATCAGGATAACATATTTCCCTATCCGGCCAGTAGAGCCTACCCTTTGATGCGGAGATAGGGAGCTATAAGGAGTGACTGCCCTAAGCAGTCCGTTCCAGAAAGCGATACTGGCGCATACCCTCATTACCAGCATAGAGGACGCGAGGATTCAAGGGTCGAAGCAAGCAGCCGTAAGGTCGATGCAAGCAGCCTGGCTAAATAATGGCAAATGTCCCGAACGGTCATGCAGTGAAGAATAGTAGCTGATAACTCCGGTGGGAAGAGCAGAGAGAGCTTATCGGGGCACGAATCAAAAAATAATCACATGAGAATACTACTTGCTTTATGTGCATTATCAGTGGTGGTGATGCACTTCAATCAAGACCTTTCACCTATGTATTGGGTCGGTCTTACCGGATTTACATTTACAAGTATATTAATTGCAAAAAGATTAGATGATGAACGAGCTGCAAGAAACAATAAAAAGCATCTGTAATGATTTCGCAGATATCAATGCTATACTGGCAGTTCGTTCTCGTGAGCTTGACAGACGCGAACTGTTCGACAAAGAGATAGAAACAGAGATCAATAACATTAAAAAGAATAGACATGAAAACAAATGAAGAATTGCGGGGAATGACGCAGGATGAACTTGTGGCATACGCACAGAATTTACAAAGTGAATCTGAGGAATACCAAAAATCAATGTTTTACTATATGGAAGAAAAGAAAAAGATTGAATCGAAGTTTGAGAGTTTCAAGAACATGGTCAAATCGTTGGTCATTTTAGTTGATTAGTTTTTATGGGTTATAAAAAATGGGTATGTGCCGAGCTGTAAGGTTCGGCACTTTTTATTGGCAGATAGTTCAGGTGGTAGAACACCATGTATGGGTTAGCATGGAAGTCACGGGTTCAAGTCCCGTTCTGTCAGCAAACAATCAAAATAGCATAAAGATATGGTAAAAGTAACAGAAAACTGGACATCGACCTTACGAGGAATGAAGGTCGACCAAATCGTGATATTCCCCATTACATCAATTTCATCAATCAACACGACCATTTCCAGATTGCGTCTGGAGATGTGCCAAGAAGGTGCTGATTGGAAACGGGTAGGAGAGATAGACCGCAAAAAGGGGGAGTTTCAGGTAAAACGTGTGTCATGAATACCTTGTCAGAACGTGAGCACCTTGTTGCGGAGCAATATTGCAAAGGGCTTGCAGATAAAGAAGTGGCAGATTGTCTTGGTCGCTCTACATGGACTATAAAGGCGCAGAAGCGTGACATATACCGGAAGCTGGGGATAAGCAAAGATACGGAACTGGTATTGTATATGCTTTGCGAAAAGCTGAAAATAAACTTCGATTTGAAAGAGTTGCGAAAGCATGGTCTGGAATTATTCTTTTCTGTCCTTTTCCTTGTAATGGCAGTTATGGATTTCCAGATTGATATGCGAAGATGCACTCAGATGCAGGCAAGAGCAAGAGTAACCAGAGTAATAAGGAGGAGAGCAGATGGAGATTGATGCATGGCAGTTAAAGATAATTATTCGTGAAACCGCAAAGGAAGCGGTGGAGGAGTATATCAGACGCAACGATCCTACTTCTGATGAAATAACCTACTCCAAGGCATGTCGCAAATACGGAGAAGGATGGCTTGATCATCAGATAGCCATTGGAGCTGCAAAATGGATTCGTAAGGGAGTTTATCAGAATTCTCCGAAAATATTTTCCATAAAGCAGTTGGATGACCTGAAATATGGTCCGTCAGCACAACTAAAAGCAGCTATCGGATAAATAACCTTGAAAGGTCTGGCCGCCTTTCAAGACAAAAAGATAAATCAATATTAACCACTTAATTTTTTTGATTATGGGACTTATTAAGAAACCAAATGAATTGCAGGTAAAGAAAACCTTGTCAGCACTTATTTACGGACAGCCAGGTATGGGAAAGACTACGCTAGCCCTATCAGCACCGCATCCGCTACTTTTGGACTTTGACGGTGGAGTACACCGTGTGAACGCTGCCCACCGTGTGGATACGGTACAGATAACGAAATGGGAAGAAGTGGATGAAGTGATGCAATCGCCTGAGATTGCCGATTACGCTACGTTCGTGATTGATACCGCTGGAAAGATGCTTTCCTTCATGGACAAGTATATCATGCAGAACAATCCGAAGATGCGTAAGGCGGATGGTACTCTTTCCCTGCAGGGCTACGGAGTACGAAAGAACATGTTTATCAACTTTGTCAATCAGGTATCACTTATGGGAAAATCGGTGATATTCGTTGCGCATGAACGTGAGGAAAAGAACGGTGAGGAAAAGCAGATACGTCCGGAAATCGGTGGTTCATCTGCCGGTGACCTGATTAAGGAGCTGGATTTGGTCGGATATATGGAAGCTATCGGAAAGAAGCGTACTATTTCCTTCAATCCTTGTGAGAAGTTCTACGGAAAGAACACTTGCAATCTTCCTGAACGCATGGAGATTCCAATCATTATCAATGATAAGGGTGATGTGATCGGAGAGAACAATTTCATGACGAACGTCATTAAGTCCTATTCCGCATATCAGTCCAAACAGACGGAGCTTTCCAATGAATATGAGGAACTCATGGAAGTTATAAAGGAAAATGTGGAAATGATTACGGATGCTGTTTCAGCTAATGAAGCTGTAAAAGCAATGCAGAACCTTAACCATATATTTGATTCTGCCTTGCAGGCAAAGGATTTGATTTCCAGAAAGTGCAAGGAACTGGGTTTGAAGTTTGACAAAATCAAGAAGGAATATGCAGCAGCCTAAGTACAGAATGTATCCGTCACTCTTGGATAAGTTCGAAGCTTATCTGAGGGCGGATGAAGAGGTGGAGAGCTTCTTCAACATAGACAATGAAACCGGAGAGTACAAACGCTCTCCGGAAGAAGTTGAAACGGAACTGAAACAGTCCCTGATTGACGCGATTAACCGTGTACCATTTGCTAGCGAAGCAGCCGACAAAGGTACAGCTTTCAATGCGCTTATTGATATGGCTGTACATAATGAGCCTCATGTGCCAACAGAGCGGGCACCGTATTCCATTATCGGAGATAGGGAAACGAATACAGTTCAGGTTACTTTCCCAGCTACGGAGCTGGCACCCATGCGAAACTTCCTCTTTGACCGTGCCTGGGTTATTGATCAGGCTAAGTATTTCAATGGGGCTATAAGCCAGTTGTATGTCTCTGCAATCCTTCCAACCAAATATGGTGATGTGGAGCTTTACGGATTTATCGACGAGCTCAAGCGTGATGTGGTATATGACATCAAGACGACAAGCTCGTACAGCTTCGGAAAGTATGAGCACGGCTGGCAGCGGCATGTGTATCCTTACTGCCTGATAGCTTCAGGAGAGATGGAGAGCGTAAGCGCATTTGAATATACGGCCTTTGCTCTGAAAGGCGGTACCAGCCGCACTCCGCTCATTTCTGGGACACGTTATCCAGAATACTATACCTACAATCACGAACAGACTGTGAAACAGCTCACGCAGCACGTGGAGCGTTTCATCGAGTTCTTGGAAGCTAATAGAAATTTGATAACCGATAAAAAGATTTTTGCAGAAGAATGAGTCAGACAGCTATTCTGGTGAAGGAAAAGGGAGTAGTAAGGATTGACAAGCCTTTCGACTTCATGTGCAGCCAGCTTCGAAACGGACGCTATAAAGTTACCATTGAACGGTATACGGAACCACGTACTATCAGTCAGAACGCTTTAATGTGGCTTTGGTTTACCTGCATCGAACAGGAAACCGGAACAGACAAGCAGGATGTGCATGACTACTATTGTAACCTTTTTCTTCGCAGGATGGCTGTAATCAACGGAAAGGAAACGGTTGTTGCTGGAAGTACGTCACGGTTGAATACTTTACAAATGACGGATTTCCTGAATAAGGTGAAAGCGGATGCTGCAACAGAACTGGGAATATCGCTTCCGCTTCCCGATGACTTGTATTATCAGGAGTTTATTAATGAATATAAATACAGGAGATAAAGACATGAATATAACAAAAGCAAAAGTGACGAAGGATAATACCCTCGTTGCAACTTATACGGATGAAACGGGCACTGTTACGGTTGAGGGCAAGAACCTCGTGACAAACGATCTGGTTAATGCTTTCAAGGCGCTGGTTCCTCATATGGCTTTTCTTTGCGAACAGAAGGAGGCAGATGGAAAGGAATTTCTGGAAGATATGCCGAATAATATAGACAGCATCCTCGAGGTGACCGGATATACGGTAGGAGGTGACGGCGATAGCAGGGGAGTAACACTTACCGGAAAACGGTTTCTGAAAAGCAACAAGGTGCTGAACCTGAACGCACCCTTTACCAAGTTTGCAGATGAAAATGAGGACTATGCGTTTCAGTTTGAGCTGGAGCAGGCCATAGAGTCATGCTGCTATGAAGTGAATGAGTATATCTTCAATAAAAAATGGAAGGTTGTGCAGCAGGAACTTCCGTTTGAGGAACAGGCAGCAGATGTTCAGGCAGACGAAATACCGGAAGCTCAGACGGAAGCTCCTGCCAATCCGGACATTGAGGCTTTTCAGAAGATAATGGATAACTCGAAAGTGACGATAAAGGTAAATGGAAAGCAAATTAAACCCCGTCGTTCCCATCGTTCTAAAACAACTCAGTTAGCATCATAAGATTATGTTGTACCCATTTTGTGTAACGCAAACCCCGAAATGCTATTTTATAGCATTTCCCTATCATCCCACTCTGAAAGACTTAGTACATCGGATTCCGAGTGTTGCTAAGAATCCGAAAGCTGCTTACATTCCTGATGAAAGGGCTTGGAAAGTTTCTCTTGAAGATAAGTGGTATGTAGATAAAATGGGAGAGTGGGCTGTGTCGGCAAGGATATGCAGCCGTGTGCAACGGTCTGTATCAACTAAGTTCGTAAATGATTATACGATACCTGATTTGCCGAAACTAACGGTTCCACATGGACTTCTTCTGGAACCATACGAGTATCAGAAGGAAGGCATCGCCTACGCTTTGCAGCATAAGCGGTGTATCTTCGGGGATCAGCCGGGATTGGGAAAGACATTACAGGCGATAGGCACGGTTACGATAGCAAAGGCGTATCCGTGCCTTGTTGTTTGTCCGGCAGCTTTAAAGATAAACTGGCAGAGAGAGTTCAAGAAGTTTGCCGGAAAGCAGGCAATCATTCTTGATGACAAGAACAAGTCAAGTTGGCAACGGTTCTACGAACAGAAAAAGGCGGATGGTACGGCCTTGTGCGACATTTTCATAACAAACTATGAAAGCTTGAAGAAGTTCTTTGTACAGGGAATAAAAGATGATGCACGCTTTACCATGCGTTCCATCACGTTCGACCCGCGTATCTCACTTTTCAAGTCGGTAGTGATAGACGAGAGCCACAAGTGCAAGTCCAGCAAGACACAGCAGAGTAAGTTCCTTGAAGGAATATGCAAGGGTAAGGAGTACGTGCTGGAGCTTACGGGTACTCCGGTAGTGAACAACAATACCGACCTTATCCAGCAGTTGAAGATTATGGGACGTCTTGAAGATTTTGGGGGATATAAAAACTTCATAGAAAAGTTTTGTGCCGGACCGAAGCAAAGCTCTAACGTGAAGGAGCTTAATTGGAGATTATCAACTACTTGTTTCTTTCGAAGGGAGAAAGCTAAGGTACTTACCCAGCTTCCAGACAAGTCTCGTCAGTACATCGAGGTGGACCTTACTAACCGTAAGGAGTACGACAAGGCAGAGCATGACTTGATCCAGTATCTGCGTACCTATAAGAATGCGGACGATGAAAAAATAGCCAAGGCTATGCGTGGGGAAGTTATGGTGAAGATGGGAATCCTGAAATCCATATCAGCAAGGGGTAAGATTAAGGTATTCTCTGAGTTCATCCATGATGTAATAGATGGAGGTGAAAAGCTGATTGTATTTGCTTACCTCAAGGAGGTTGTGATGGAGCTGAAGAACCATTTTCCCGATGCCGTTACCGTGACGGGTGATGATAATGCAGTTCAGAAACAGAATGCAGTGGACCGTTTCCAAAATGATCCGAAATGTAAGCTGATAATTCTGAACTATAAGTCAGGAGGTACAGGCTTAACGTTGACTGCATCCAGCCGAGTGGCATTCATTGAGTTTCCCTGGACATTCTCTGATTGCGAGCAAGCGGAGGACAGAGCACACCGTAACGGTCAGAAGAACAACGTGAACTGCTACTACTATTTAGGAAAAGATACGATTGACCGCTATATGTATGATGTGATCCAAACCAAGAAGAACATCGCCAACGGTGTGACCGGAACGGATGATGTGGTTAAGGAGAGCGTAGTAGATATGGCTATGAACTTATTCAGTCAGAAGTTATGAGAACAATACTACAATCATTGAAAGAAAAAGTTGATAGTGGAAAGATTACTCTCAGAGAAGCTGCTGTCAGGTTGCATAAGGCCGGATGGACAAATTTTATAGATGAAGAAACTACAAGAAGGTTGCTTAAACTGTAATAATATGAGAAAGCAGACTATACCGCTATCAGAAAGTCAGATTCAGCATGATTGCCTGACATGGTTCAGGCTTCAGTACCCGAGTCTGGCTTTGCTTCTCTTTGCAGTTCCGAACGGTGGCCGAAGGGATGCAAAGACCGGAGCACGAATGAAGTATGAGGGAGTGGTAAGGGGTGTTGCTGACTTGATACTCCTTATACCAAAAAAAGGATATGCTTCCCTCTGTATTGAAATGAAGACGCCGAAAGGTGTACAGAGTGACGGACAAAAAGAATGGCAGAGAGAAGCTGAGAAGTACCGAAATCGGTATGTCGTATGCCGTTCCCTTACTGAATTTATGAAAGAAGTAAACGAATATCTGCTATGACCTATATAGAACTAATCAATAACTTTTGGTTTCTCGATGAAGACTGGCAATTTACCTGCTGTGAAACGAGGCTTTATTTTTACTTGTTGAAAACAGCGAATCGTTTAGGCTGGGTGGATAGCTGGACACGTAGCGATACTAAGGTAGCGTCTGACGTGGGAGTGTCGGTTAATTCGATGAAAACCGCAAGAAACAGATTGGTTCAAGCAGGCTTGATAACATTCAAAGCTGGTGGAAATGGACAACGGGATAAAACGAAATATCAAGTTATATGTGAATTTAGGTGTCAAAATTTGATACCTAAAGTACCACCTAACCTTGAACCTAATCCTATACCTAACCTTGAACCTAAAGTACAACCATATAATAAGACTAAGAATAAGACTAAGAATAATAATAACTCTGGCGAGTTATTTCCGCCCGAGAAAGAAAAACCGAAAAAAGCGAAATCTCAAAATCCAGAGTTTATACCTCCGACACTGGAGCAGGTAAAAGCCTATTTCGATGGAAAGCTGCCTGACTGGGAGAAGCAGGCGGAGATATTCTTCTATCACTTCGACAGCCTGAGCTGGAAAAACACGAACGGAGCCCGTATCGAAAGATGGGATAGCCGTGCAAATCTTTGGATAATCGAAAAACAACTTCAAGATGGAAAGCAATCTGAAAACCGTAAGGGAGATAATCAGTCAAGTACGGATTCCGGAACGACAGGAGTGCTCAAAGCAATCGATTTGTGATGCCAGACGGGCAGAAGCATTTTGGAAAACTAAACTTGTGGAATGTATGTGCAGTGTATCTCCTGATTTCATTATTGACGACAGAAATCGTAAAACACTTGATGCGCTATATCGCTGGGTGTGGGAGAGAGCAGGTCGGAGCATGGGCGGCACGCTAGACACAACGAAGGGAATCCTTCTATGCGGTCCGATTGGGACGGGGAAATCTACCCTCATGAAGGGCTTGCAGAAGTACGAGAGTCTGGTAAACCGATACGGGTTTGCATTCGGAAGGAAAGATTTGGGTTTTTCTTTTGTTTCAGCGGCTGAAATTTCCCTGCGCTATGCGGAGCAAGGGATTGACGGGATAATGCGTTACACGCAGCGAGAATGCGCCACAGGGCTATGTGTTGATGAGCTTGGAAGAGAACCAGTGGACGCAAAGCACTTCGGGACCGGATTGAACGTAATTCAGACCGTCCTTCAGCTTCGGTATGAGTTCAGGTACGAATACTGTACACATGCTACCACTAACCTTGAATTAAATGACATCCCGGCACGATATGGTATATACATAGCTGACCGCTGCAAGGAGATGTTTAATATCATCCATGTTAATGGTGATACGAGAAGAAAATAATCTTTAACCAAATAACCACTTCAATTATGTCAAATTTTGAAACAACAATTCAGACGTATCTGGAGAATCGTGCAAAGGAGGATTCTCTCTTTGCCGAGACCTACAAGAAAGCAAACAAAAGCATCAAGGAATGCTGTAAGTATATTTACTCACAAGCTAGAAAACTGGCAAAAGGTTCCAATTCAGTAGGAATTGATGATGCAACCGTGTATGGCTGGGCGGTGCATTACTACGATGAGGACGATATCAAGGTAGACAAGGTTCAGGAGCGTGTGGAGGTAGTTGCACCGGTTGCTATCCAGAAACCAGTCAAAGAAGAAAAGCCAGTGCAACAGAAAGCTGCAAGCAGGCAGCAGGCAAGGCAAACGGACTCAGCCAGATGTGCCAAAAATGCCCTTTGACCTATAATCCTGAAACGCTTATCTGTCAGGCTTGTGATAAGTCGTTTAAGGAGGGCTTTCAGAAGGGAGCTAAATGGTTGGAAAAGAAAAGAATTGATAGAATAATGAACAAAGACAAGGAGGTACAAAATGATAACAGAAAATGATCCAATTCTTCCACGTAAAGTGGATTTGGAAAAGAATCCGTCTGGGACTGAATTGAAAATCGCTCAACATCGGGAACTGGAGAAACATGGAAAGTATGTTACTATCCCCGGTGACAAGACTCATACGAGGATTTTCGTCCGTGACGGTGAGGATGCGAAGAAGAAGATAGCCGCGTATTTAGAGAGAATTAGTAGCCGACCAAAGATGTGGAATTGATATGGGAAAGCAGGAAAGCATGGGCGATTGGTTCCAGATGGCTAAGGATTATGCCAAAGCAGAAAAGGAACTGAAAATCGAGAATTGGGTGCAAATCAGCGTCTGCTACGGTCACGGTCATCAATCTGTCATTCTGTACACCTACGACCTTCCGCGTGAAGTGTACGAAAGGAGGATGTGGGTAATCAGATGGAGGGTGGCCAGATTGCAATGCCAGCATCCAAGGAATGATGTGTACACTTCTTTTTACTACTACGACAAGCGTTCAGGAGAGTCGCTTGAAGTGAGTTCCTGCCTTTCAAAGCTGGTTTCAGCAAAAGCCCAGATAACAAAAGCAGAACGTAGGATGAATGAGTACATCGAGCAAAATCGTCAGAACAATCTGTTCTTTGACGAGAATACGGACGAAGAGCTGGTTAAGTTCCGTGACAAGCTGGAGCGCAAGAAAACCGAGTGTGCAGAGTGTGAGAAACGATTGGAATTATTAGTTGAAAGAAGGAGAAATAATCAATGAAAACAAAACTTTATTACCTATTCCTGGCAGTCATGTGGTGGCTGCTGGGGTAGGTGGAAAGGAGATGAAATATGTACGAAAGAATGATTTGCATGAATTGTAAAAACTACGAGAACGGGAAATGTACGGTAAAATATTATGTGCAGGAAACAAGTCCTTATCATGAATGCGATGAGGTAATGCTTAGTGCAGACTTTGAGCCAGACGGTAAGCCTGTCATGTTTTACGAAGAAAGAAAGGAAGATTGATTATGAGCAAAGATTATTATAGAAAGCAATCGAAGAATATTGTGGGATATAAGATAAACGAGGCGTTTCGTTTCCATGAGGATTTTCATCGTTTTTTCCCTGATATAAGTATGGAAGACATTAGGGATAGCCTTCTTACTGTAATAAATGGATATATAACTATTGACCTAACCCGATTTGGACGGCAGATAGAAAAGCTTTATCCTGAAGAGTGGAATAGAATGTCAATAACAGAAATAGTAATTAAACATTACGGTAAGGAAGCTGATGATTTTTTAAATGTGATAATATGATATACGGATATTTGAGAGTTTCGTCAGATGAACAGGATGTAAACTCGCAGCGGCAAGGTGTAGAACAGTTTGCTACTGATCATGGTTGGAGCATAGATAATTACATTACTGATGAAGGTGTAAGTGGCGGTAAAGATCCAGATAAGCGCAACCTCGGTCCGCTTCTGAAACAGATCAAAAAAGGTGATGTGATAATATGTAGTGAAATAAGTCGTCTTGGACGTGACCTATACATGGTTATGGATATTCTTCATTTCTGTATGGAACAGGGATGTATTATTTATACGGTAAAAGATAAGTTTGTTTTGGGGGATGATATTCAGAGTAAAGTGTTAGCATTTGCTTTTGGCTTATCAGCCGAAATAGAAAGGCAGATGATAAGGCAGAGAACAAAGGAAGGGCTTAGATTAAGGATGAAACTTGGTATATTGGTAGGTCGCCCTATAGGTCGTTTGTCAGACTCCGTGAAACTTGACCCTGTTAAAGAACAGGTAATCGAGCAATATAACTGGGGTGTACCTTTGAGGAGATTGGCAAAGAACTTTAATGTTGACCGAAATACTTTATCACGTACATTAGGACGTTGGGGAGTAATGAAAACTAAGGAATGGGTAAAGAATGAGCGAGAAATTCGTCGTGAGCAGTCACGACGTTACAAGGATGAGCCTTACAAAGTTGTAGAGCTTAACCGTGATATATGTCGTGAACTGATATTGAATGACTATACTATTCCTGAAATAGCGGAATCGTTTCCAGGATATTCATATGAACAGGTATATGATACGATTCTTTGTGATGCGGAATTTAATCCTTTGTATAGAGAACACGGACAAATTAAAATCAAGAAAAGGAGATAAATTATGACAAAAGAAGATATTAAAAAGGCAGCAGCCGAATATGCCCATGGAGCTTGTCGCCCACTATGGAGAGCTGGCAAAGAGCAAGTCTGTATGGTTGATTTCATAGAAGGTGCAAAATGGCGCATCAACAGCGTATGGCATGATATAGAAAAGCTACCTGACGTTGGTAAGCTAATAATAGTGGATGTTGCAAGTGATTACGATTTATGCTATTATGAAGATTGTCAAGTATGGAAAAGTGTAAGGAAATGGGCATACATTGAAGATCTAATACCAAATAGGGAGGAATGAATATGCAAATATCAATCACTGAAAAGGAAGTTAATGCAATAGACTTCGGATTGGAACAGATTAGAGACGCATTGGAAGGTTCCTCTTCTGAGGAATACAAACAGGATGCTGAAGAAGCTATGAGAAGCCTGTATAATATATTAAGAAAATGCCATTTGGCGAGAGAAAAAGCTAACGACCTGAATAAGGCAAAAAGGTACATTCGCTCAAAAAGTGGATTTATGCCGCCTGCAAAGCTTGATAAAATGGCGAGATGATTACTGAAAAAAGTAGAGCTTGATAAATAAAATAATTGTTGAACATCATAAAAGAGGAAAGCAATGAAAGCAAAACTAACAAAAGAATGGGGTTGGGACTGTAACATAGTATCAGAAGGTACAGAAGTAACAATTATTAAAGGCATGGAAGCAGATGCAGCCGATGTGATTAATGCGCCATACGGTATGTGTTACCTTTGCGAACTAGACGGTATTATGTCTTACGTTCCTGCCACGTATCTTACCATTACTGATTGGGATAATACGAATTGGGAACAGCGCAGATACGAAATAGCAAAGGAAGCTATGCTTCACATGATAGACCCTAAAATGTTAACTCAAAAGTACGGTCTTATGGCTGTAAATGCTGTTGAGTTTGCTGATTCTTTGATTGCAGAATTGAAGAAAAAGAATAAAGTATGAAAGCAATATCCATCAAACAGCCGTGGGCTAGCTTAATCGCTCACGGTATAAAAGACATCGAGAACCGTACTTGGAAGTGTCCTCAGAAGTACTTAGGTCAGAGGGTACTGATTCATGCTTCATCAAGTGGGCAACCAAGTTTGTCAGATTATACACAAGAACAACTGTTAGAAATTGAGCAGAGAAGTAAAGAGTTGTACAAGTGTGCCTTTTATGGAGGGTTTCCCAAAGGCGCGATCATCGGGAGTGTGGTAATAGCTGACTGCGTACAGAACCATCCTTCAGTCTGGGCTGAGAAAGGTTGCTGGAACTGGGTGCTGAAGGATGCGGTACTGTTTGATAAGCCGATTATGAATGTGAAAGGGAAACTTAGTTTTTGGGAATATAAATTATGAGTATGAAACACAAAAGACATCAAACGAAAAGGCTATTCAGTCGAGATACTTACATGGAGATGCTGATAAAAGATAGCCAAAGGAACTTTGAAAGGGCAGAAAGACTATTGGGTGATTTGAAACTGAAAAACCATATTATAACCGAGCTTGAAAAAGAGAACGAGGAACTTAAAAAAAGAGTAAACAAGCTTAAGGATGATGCAACATTTTATCACACTCAATGGGGAAAGGAGATAGACCTTTGTAAAGACTTGGAGAGAGAACTTGAATACACAAAGAGGCGTAAATGGTGGATGATATGGAGTTTATAACTACTGACAGCCCTTGTCAGTGCTTTATGAATACCCGGTAACTGCTTTGTGGCGGTTATCGGGTAAATTTGTTCTGTAACGCAAATATTAGGAGATATGGAAGTGATTTACAGACAAACAGAAACATTGAAAAAGCTGGAGAATAATCCTCGTACCATAACCGAAAAACAGCTTCAAAAGCTGAAGGAATCCATACAGAGAAATCCAGACTATTTCGAAGCCAGACCAATAATCTTGTCGGATCGTACAGGAGAACTTGTCATTATTGCCGGAAACCAACGCTATGACGCATGTGTTCAGCTTGGAATCAAGGAAGTGCCGACAGTGCTTATCCCGAATCTGACCGAAGAGCGTGAGCGAGAAATCATTATCCGTGATAATGTAAACAATGGAGAATGGGATATGGCATGTTTGTTCGAATGGAATTGTAAGGAACTTATGGAATGGGGATTGGATGGTATTAGCTTCCCTGAGTTGGACGATTTCTCTGAAGAAGTGGAAGATACTCGAAACGTACTTCGAAATGAAAACTACGAAGCGGGAGCACATATCAGGTATCTGGCATTTGAAGGATATAAGATACCTATAACCGATGTAGAGCTTGAAGGTCTGAAACAGCGTGCAGCTGAATATCTTAATGAGAATGGGGTAATGATTGGTTTTGTAAACAATTTGCTGGGCTTATGATGGAATATATTGATATAGAATTGTTGAATCCGGCCGAGTATAACCCTAGGTTGCTTACTCCAGAAGCTCAAGAGAACTTGAAGAAGTCAATAGCCGAACTTGGTATCATCAAACCGATAATTATCCGAAAGTCAGACAAGCGAATTATGGCTGGTCACCAGCGTACAAAGACCATGAAGCTGCTTGGATATACTCATGTTCCGGCATTTGTTCTGGAAGGCGTGAACTCAACGGATGAAGTACGTTTCAACCAGCTTCATAATTATGCGGAGTGTGAGGTATCGGAAGTTCAGCCGGATATCCGTGTATCTGTCCCTGATGGAACGGAAGGTTTCTTTATGGTTCCGAATAATGATATAACCATCATTACCAAAGGGGGGAATAACTCGCGTGTAGTAGACCTTACAAAGATGATCCTGCGTTATGGTCAGTTTGCGAATGCAGTATGTGATCATGAAGGTAAAGTTATCATTTCTACTGTATATGCTAAGACGGTGAAGCTTTTGGGAATGGATCTTCTTGTCTATGTGCTTCCGAAAGGGAAGGAAGAGTTGGCTTTGAAATATTTCTCGAAGGAATACGGAGTGTTTGAATATTCCCATTTGGATCGTAAGACTTATATCCAGTCGTTTGCCCAGAAAGCACGTCTCAGGGAGAAAAACATCATTCAGATCGGCAGGAGCCATTCTACATTATATGAGCGTATAGTGCTTCCATTCATTACGAAGGAGATGCGTGTGCTTGATTTCGGAGCAGGTCAGAAGGACTATGCTACCAGGCTAAAGAAGGACGGATATCGTATTGATGCGATTGAGTTCTTTCATCGTAAAGACGGAGCAGACGTGATAGATGAGAAGGAAATACGTCAGGATTGTGCGGACGTATGTAGGACACTTTCTGAGTACGGTTTGTACGATGTGGTAGTGTGTGATAGTGTCCTGAACTCCGTAAATTCTCTGGAAGACGAAAGAAATGTTCTTCTTTCTCTTTCTGCACTCTGTAAGCCGGGAGGCATGATATTTTGGTCTGGCATCCCTTTACTGTTTGCACAGAAAGCTTCCGAAAGAAAAGAAACACACGACTATCGTTCGAAAGCCTTATTTCTGGACGCGAATAATTTCACGGCTAACTTCCGTTTCGGTGAATGGTACTTTCAACATTATCATTCCACGGCAGACGTATGTCGTCTTACGGAAGAGTTCATCGGATCGGATCTCAGGATATATGAAAAAGGGATTGAAGTTGCTAAAACCAGAGAATTGCGTGGATCGTCTTTTCAAGTTTCTGTCATTAACGAACGAAGGGCATTGCGTAAGGAATATAATGAAGCTCTCAGATATGAATTTACTCTTCCTCTTCCTAACAACAGAAGATGGGATTTGGATAAGGAAATATTACCGGTTTTTGAAAAATTGTGATTATGGCTGCACCTAAAGGAAATAAATTTTGGATGTTAAGAAGCAAGCATGGCAGGGATAAGCTCTTTGCCACGCCTGAACTTCTGTGGGAAGCAGCGTGCGAGTATTTCCAATGGTGCGATGAGAATCCATGGACAACCAGAAAGGCTATACAGAAAACTGTACCTGTAAGAGTTGCAAAAGGAAAGGAGGTTGTAACAGAGAATCAGCAGCACACTCAGCAAGAGATTACCCCCACATCACGACCGTACTCTCTCATGGGACTTTGTGTGTATCTTGGAGCGTCAACGAGGTGGTGGAGCAACTTCCGAGAGGATTGTGTAAATAAAGGTGACGAAGATTTTCTTCAAGTCATCGCGCATGTGGAAGAAACTATCAAGACCCAGCAGTTCGAAGGGGCATGTGTAGGAGCGTTCAATGCGAATATCATTGCACGTACATTGGGATTAGCTGATAAGCAGGAAGTGGACCATACTACACAAGGCAAGCCGTTTAAGGGATTCGATTTTCTTCCCTATACTCTGGAAGCAGACAAGTTGAAATGATATGGGACAGAATGTGAACATAAAGCAGAGGCTGGCATACAACTACCTTCGGGATGATGTGACAAAGTTCTTGTTGTACGGTGGAGCTGGAGGTGGTGGAAAGTCGTGGTTGGGATGTGAGTGGCTGATGCAATGTGCTTATTATCTTCCTGGTACACGCTGGTTTGTAGGACGAAATAATCTGAAGGATAGCCGAGAATCCGTAACAGTAACCTTCAATAAGGTAGCAAAGTCCCATGGGTTCACGGCATACAAGACAACCAATGAAGGTATAGCTTTTGACAATGGAAGTGAAATAGTTTATATCGATCTAACCTATTACCCAGTAAAGGACCCGATGTATGAACGGCTAGGTTCGAAGGAATATACAGGGGGATGGATAGAGGAAGCTGGGGAGGTTCATTACCTTGCCTTTGAAGTTCTGAAAACCCGTATCGGGCGTCACATGAATGATGTGTATGGTGTACCAGGTAAGATACTTATCACCTGCAACCCTAAAAAGAACTGGCTGTATCGGGATTTCTATAAGCCTTGGAAAGAGGGTAAGCTCAAAGAACCTTATGCTTTTATTCAGGCATTGGTACAGGATAATCCTTGGGCTACTGAGGATTATATCGAGAGTCTCCGGAATACAAAAGATAAAGTAACAAAAGAACGTCTATATTTTGGAAACTGGGAGTATGACAATGATCCGGCAGCCTTATGCGATTATGATGCTATCTGCGATTTGTTCACAAACGAGTTTGTCAAGCCTGCAGGTGATTCTTCCGGTTCTGCTGACCTTGCAATGAAAGGGCGTGACCGCTTTGTCGCAGGTCACTGGAAAGGAAATGTCTGCTACATCAAGCTTGATCAGGAGTACAGTACCGGAAAATCCATTGAGGCAGATTTGAAGCGTATGATGATAGAATGTTCCATTCCTCGTAGTAAGATGATAGCCGACTCTGACGGCTTGGGAAGCTATCTTGAAAGCTATCTGAACGGTATCAAGGAATTTCATGGTGGCACTCGACCTGTCAATCCTGAGTTTGACAACCTGAAGTCGGAATGTAGCTTCAAGCTGGCCGAGATGATAAACTCCCGTTTGATTCGTATTGTCTGTACGGAAGCACAGAAGGAACGGATAATCGAAGAGCTTGGTGTGTTGAAGCAGGACCATATCGACGCAGACACACGTAAGAAGGGAATCATAAGCAAGGAGAAGATGAAGGAGATACTTGGTCATTCTCCTGATTATCTTGATATGTTGATTATGGCTATGTTTTTCAGGATAAAGCCTATTATTCACAGACCGAAAGCTAAAATTGGAAGAACATGACAGTAAGAGAATTATTGATAATTGGTAATCTTTCACGCGGAATCGAGGGAGAGATGGAGAAGCTACGGAAGCCGTGGAAGGTCGGAAAGGTCAGGACACCTGATACGCTGAATGACATCAGCATGGGTGAGCTTATGCAGCTGCAATCTATCAGTACAGATATGGAAACTATAATGGTGCCTTGTCGTGTGCTGTTGGGAATGTCGGAACGTGAGGTGATGAGAGCTGAAGCATCCGAAGTGATTGGGTTCTGTTTTTGGGTGGCCAGAGAGGTAAAGCGGATCAATAAGCTGTTTGCTTCTACCTCTGTACCACCTATGCCGGAGGAGAAACAAGCTGGCTCTGATAGATTGAATTTTGGACTATTCGGTCTGCTTGACTATTATGCACAGCGTATGGGAATAACTGATCATGAAGAAGTGGAACGTGTTCCGTGGATACGTGTTTATAAGTGCCTAGATATGGATGCTGAGCGGACTAGGTTTGAACGAAGATTAAGGAATATTTTAAACAAGAATAAAAAATGACGGTAGAACAGAAGATTAAAAGTGTGGTAGACCAGATGAAAGGAGTTACTTACATCTTTGATAACTGGCAGGCAGCTAATGTACGTCTTGACAAATTGCCTTTGCCTGCAGTACTTAATGTGCTTCCTGTCAGCGGTAATTTCCAACTTGGACCTACCCAGTTAAAAGATTATCCGAACTGTATGCTGGCTTTTATGGATAAGACTAGTTTTGATTTTGATGGGACGGATAATGACGCGATAGTAGAGAAATGCAAGAATATGGCTAAAGAGTTTATTCTGTTGCTTAATCGATCTAGATTGTTTGAACCGATATCAGGTTCTGTCCCTTACTCGGTCTTTTATGACAAACTGAATGTAAATGTAACTGGGATAACTATATCTATACAGTTGAAGGAAACTTCAGGGATCGTGTTGTGTCCTAGTAGAAGTGTGAAGGATATCGTATATGGAAGGGCTAAAGAATAATATCATCACTCTTGTAGGTGATAGCTTGGAAGAGTTGCGAAAGCGCATTATCGCTAACCATGAAGCTGCCGGTCAGGTTGCCAGCGGAAGGACACGGGATAGCTTGAAAGTGGAATTAACTGAGGATGGTGGAATCCTGTGGGGACGTCAGGCATTTGGGGCTTTGGAAACAGGACGAAAACCTGGTAAGGTTCCTAAGGGGTTTTCTGATATTATCTTGAGATGGATGGATGAGAAAGGAATTACGGTTGAACATCCAAAATCATTTGCTTATCTAGTAGCAAGGAAGATAGCCAATGAGGGAACATTACTATATCGGTCCGGAAAAATTGACGTCTATTCTACTGATATGGAAAAGACAATTAAGGACATTTTAGAGCGTATAGTTGGAATATTCGATACTGAAGTTGAACACATAAATTTGAATTTCAATGAGAACAAGTAGTTTTGATGGAGCAACAATAGAATATCCTGATTTAATAGCATTTGCTTTTAATCCCATAATAATTAATCTGTACGGTAAGAATTATGAATCCGTAGAAATATCCGTGGAAGATACGCAAACTGGTGTCGTATATCAGGATAATCGTGAGATGTTCGGTGAATCTGTTTTTTTTGATATTTCATCTTATGTTCAAGGATTTTTTGATGCTGGAGAAAATAATGTTGATTATTCATTATCAGGTGCTGTAAATAGTAAATTGGGAAGAGAATTTTCAATAAGTGTAGATGTTCCAGATAATAGTTTTGGATTTAATATGTTCGTTATGTGGGGAGCAATGAGAGTTGGAGAACGATACAATGGAAATAGAAAGTTGACGTGGTTCAAGAAATTTCCTTTTTCCGTAGGGTTGTACTCTGGTGCTTCTGGTAGTGTGGAGGTTACAGTAGATGGTAAAGCTCAAACCCCTATAAATTTATCAGGTCAGAACGTATGGAACTTGATGCTTACTGGTATTGATGCTCAGAATACAGTGTCATTCTATCTTCCGGGAAGCAGTACACATGCTTCTGTATTTGATCATACATTTGATTTGACATTTAAAGGACTTACTAATACGGCGACACGTATTGATTGCGAGGTGGATAGTAGTGAGAGCGGGGTATATCTTCGATGGATTAACAGACATGGTATGTATTGCTATTGGTTGTTTGTTCCTGGTGATGAAGTTAGACAGATTACCAATGATGGTGAGTTCTTACGGAATAATATGCAGGATTATAGCTATGTAAACGGATATCATGGTGGAACTGGCCGTAAGCAAAGAAAAACGGAGAATGACACTCTTCCGGTATGCGCTCCATTGGTAGACAGTGACACGTATGATTTCCTTTTTGAACTGGCTACGTCTCCAGTTGTAGATATGTTTTCTGGATATCAGGACGGGAAACCTCAATGGAAGGGGGTTAATGTTTCTGTAGAGAACTTTACAAAAGAGCGGAGCGTATTGCAGGATTTTATATGCACGATAATATTACCTGAACTAAATCTACAAAGTCTATGAAAGACCAACTATATATTGACAATAAGGTTGTGGATATTGATGACAATACCAATATCACACTGAACTATAAAAGCAACATATTTACCGACGTGAGTAAGATTGTTAGCAATAATACGTATTCGATAAAGTTGCCTTTGACTGTCAGGAATTGCGTTGTTATAGATAATGCGCATATCCCGTCGTATATGACCAGATACCCTCGGATCAACCATAAGGGAAGATATCTTCGGAATGGAGTTGAAATTGTATCGGATGCAAATGTCACGCTGATGGAGATAACAGATACTATTGATATCGCAATGGCATGGGGAAATGTATCAGCATTTGCTGATATTGTAAATGATGATAAAAAATTGCAGGACTTATCTTATGGTGATGTAGAAGGCGAGGATTTTGTAACATGGAGGCGTGAGGATGCTCCGTCCGAAATGTTTCCACGTGTTGAATATGGATATAGTGATACCGAAAAGGAAGTATGGTATCATCCGGTCATTACTGCTAAATGGATATTTGACAAGATTAGCCGTGATAGTGGAGTAGCGTTTGATTTCCCTGAAGAAATGTCTGATTGTCTTGAAGTATTGATTATCCCTTTGCTGACAAGGAATGATTCTTCAAAAAAATCAGAAAGCTGTGCTATACAGCTTGCCCCCGTAACCTTAATTAGTATTCCGGATGGTGGCTATAATTTAGGGTTCGAATCTAATAGTATAACGAATTATTACTTGTATACAATTGGAGGCACGGGAAGTCAAGGCGGAAATTATACAATGGGACTAATAGTGAATTTTAAGAAGATTATTCTTAATCTATCTGGTGCGATTTCCTTTACTATGTCATCTTCGTATATTTCTGATACTATGAGGATTGAAGTAAGGGATGTAAATAATGTGGCATTGCTTACCATATATCCTTCTGAAATTAGAGCTGATAGTGATGGCCGTTCGAGGGTTGTATTTGATTTTGATAATGATACAGATGAAACGACAGTCGCAGGGAATATATCGGGAAAGATTAGAGTCACCTTACAAGGAATCAGCTCGGCATTAGGAGCATCTGATTTTATGGGTAGTATTATTATAACCCCACGAATATCACAAGTCGTTGTAGAAGATTCTTCTGATAAATATAGAAATACAAGATATTATTTGGTCCCCAATCTGCCTGACATGAAACAGATAGATTTTATCAAGGCTATATCTGCTATATGCGGGTGCTTTGCAGTCCCTTTCTCTTCAGGTATCAAGTTCGTAAAGATTGATGATATAATATCTAACAAGGCTAAAGCCTTGAACTGGACCAAGAGGGTGGTCGCTTCATATCGGGATAATCGTCCGAAATCACTTGTCTTCAGTGTGGATGGTTTTGCCCAAAAGAACATTTACAAGTGGAAAGAAGATGAAGATGGTGTATATGACGGTGTAATATATGTGGATGATGCCACTCTGGATGAAGAGGCTGAAGTCATTACTTTGCCGTTTGCTGGATCGGAAACTTCAGATAAAACAGATTATTATGGATGTGCCTATATACCATTGTATTCGTATGATTCAGATAATGTGTTGGAATATGATGATAGTGTTACTCCACGGCTTCTCATACGAACACAAAAGAATGATGGGGTATTTACAGGGCTTGATTGGCAAAGTATCATCAATGACAGATACAAGGTGTATCAGGATGTAATAAGGGAGCCGAAAGTAATTTCTGAACTGATAGAAATCAGAGAGTATGAGCTTAAAGATTTGGATATGTCTATTCCTGTTTATCTAGCACAATACGGAAAGTATTATGCTATTATATCCATTAAAGCTGAAAAAACAGGTATATGCGAATGTAAACTATTTCAACTTTAAATTACTATGGCAGACAAACAAGAGAAGATCCTTGATATCAAGGTAAATTATAGTGAGGCGATTAAAGCTATCGCTGAATACCAGACAAAGATTGATGCTGCTCGTGAGGCTGAATCCAAATTGAAAAAACAATTGAAGGATGGTGAAATATCACGTCAGCAGTATAATGAAGAAATGGCTGCATCAAAAGCCTATATTGCAGATTGTAATGATTCGATACGAATTATTACGAAGACGATGCAGAACCAGATCAAGCAGGAAAAAGAGCAGGAGGGAAGTCTTAGATCGCTTCGCGCACAGTTATCCAATTTGACGGCTGAATATGATGCTCTGTCAGAAGTTGAAAGAAAGGGAACCAGGGGTGAAGAATTGAAAAATTATATAAACGAGGTTACAGATGCGTTGAAAGGAGCTGAAGAAGAAACACAGCGTTATTACCGTAACGTGGGTAATTACAAGGAAGCAATTATCGATGCCGCAAATGCGAATATACCTTTTATCCAGCAAATTAATCAAATGGTAACTTCTTTAGGTGGATTGAAGAACTATTTAGCGGGGATGAAAACAGAAATGGTTGCTGTATCTGCATCTACTACTGGCTGGATTAAAGTACTGAAATTGCTAAAGGTAGCATTGATTGGTACTGGTATAGGTGCTTTGGTCGTTGCTCTTGGATCGCTTGTAGCATGGTTTACGAAAACGCAGAAAGGGGTGGAAGCGGCTAACAAGATAATGGCTGCTTTGGGAGCTACAATCAATGTGATAATAGATCGTGCATCAAAGTTAGGTAGTGCGTTGGTGAATCTGTTTACTGGGAATTTCAAGAAGGCAGGAGAAGATGCAAAGGCTATATTCTCAGGAATAGGGAAAGAAATTGCTGATGAAACAAAGCAAGCTTGGGAGTTGGCAGAAGTATTAAACGAGATAGATAAGAAAGAAGTGATGCTTTCAATGTCGCGTGCGGCTAATCGTGCCGAAATTGAGAAGTTGAAGAAGGCTGCGGATGATCAGACACTCTCTGCTCAGGAACGTATAAAAGCCGCAGAGAAAGCTGCCGAAATAGAGAAGAAAGATTTGGAGATTCAGACAGAACTTGCAGAAGCCAGACTTGCTAATACATTAGGTTATACTGAAATGAACAGAGAGGTGCGAAAGTTGATGGAACAGATTAAAGCTGGTGATATTACAGCCGATGAAGTTATCGGTAAGTTAGGGTTATCTGAAAGTACGATAGAGGATTTGAAAACTTTCAGGGATCAGTTTAATGAATTGCAGGAATTGATGGAGGACAGCTATGGTCGTCAGACTGAGCAGCAAAATACCCTGAATTCAATACGTCAGGAAGGTGCTGATAAGGCGAAGGAAGCGAAGCAGAAAGAGCTGGAGGCAGTAAGAGCAGCTGAGGATGCGATGTTGGCTCTAGTGAAGGATAAGCGTGAACAGGCACGTAAGGAAATAGAACTTACTTATACTCGTAAGATAGAAGACCTTCGGATTTCTCTGAGAGAGGAAGAGAATCTGACAGTAAAAGCACGTAAGGCTATCAATGAACAGATTAAATCGTTGGAGCAGCAAAAAAACATAGAACTCCAAAAGCTATCTGATGAAGAATTGCAGAAGGAGATAGACAAACGTACCAAGCTTATTTCCTTGCAGCTTGAATCCGTAAAAGAAGGGAGTGAGCAGGAGTATCAGTTAAGAATGCAGCAGCTTGCCTCTCAACGTGATGCAGAGTTGGCTGACAAAGAACTTACTGAACAGATGAAGCAGGCCATAACTGCAAAGTATAACAAGCAGATGGATGACCTTGCGATGCAACATGAGAAGGATGTTTCAGAGAAGCAGCAGGAGGCCATCAGGTTGAGGATGGAGAATGAAATAATGCAAATGCAGCAATCTGGAGCAAGTGAGTTGGAAATACTTCAGGAACAAGCTTCGCAGAAGTTGGAATTACTGAATAACATACAACAGCAGGAAGGAGAAAGTGAGCAGGAATTTCTTAACCGTAAGCTTCAGGCTCATCAGGAATATACTGATGCGAAGAAAGAGCTTGCAGATAAAGAGGTAGAAATTGAGCAGACGAAGTTAGAGGCTATCGAATCAGTTACGGGGGGCTTGGCTTCTGCTTTCGAAGCATTAGGAGAGAATAACAAAGCCTTTGCTATTTTATCTAAAACATTAGCCTTGGCGGAAATCGCAATAAATACCGGAAAGGCTTTGGCTGCAGGTATAGCACAGTCACAGTCTGTTCCTTTCCCCGCTAATATAGCTGCTATAGCTACGACAGTTGGAGCTATATTAGCTAATATTGCAACAGCAATAAATACCGTAAAAAGTGCTAAATTTGCAACAGGTGGTTTAGTTACCGGACCAGGTACAGGAACCAGCGACAGTGTACCTGCCCAGTTGAGTAATGGGGAGTCGGTAATGACGGCCAGAGCCACCTCAATGTTCGCACCAATACTTTCTTCCTTCAATCAGATGGGAGGAGGTGTTCCTATCAATGTAGCGCAATCATCTAACCAATCTATCGGTGAGGATATGCTTGCTAGAGCAGTTGCAAAAGGTATGCTTATGGCTCCGGCTCCACAAGTTTCGGTAGAGGAATTTACATCGGTTGCTAATAAAGTTAAATTTTTAGAGAGTAATGGTAATTTATGAACGCGTACGAATTTCTAAAAACACATAAGGGAGTGATGGAGCAGTTGCAGACACTCCCAGTACAACCGTCAGACGTGAGATATCTTGAACTCTATAATGACTATCAACGTTTGACCAGCGAAGGGCATAAAAAAACCTATATATTGCAGTATCTCTCGGATGAATACAACGTCGATGAGAGGACAATATATAGAATTGTGAAGAAGTTTTCCACGGAAGTGGACATGTGATGAATTGAGGTGGGCAACGGCTCACCTTTTTTTATAAAAATCGACTGACAAGACGTGTCAGTGCTTTGACTCTCCTTAATAGCTGATTCAATATCCTGCTTCGTATCTTTGCTATATATCAATTATTTACGTATGGCGAAGTTATTTATCAACAAAGACATTGTTGCCGATACCGAAAAGATGGAGAACTGGTATCTGACGGGGGTAGATGGTATCTCCTTCTCGGATATTCAGGCTTTCATTGACTGGATAGACCCGAGCGACAACCATATCGACATCGAACTTCATTCATGCGGTGGAGACATCGTGGAGGGGTATGCGATATATGATGCGCTAAGGGCTACCGGAAAGGAAATATCAGCTACCGTAGTCGGTCGTTGTGCTTCGATGGCTACAATCATTCTTCTTGCCGCTCCCCTTGAGCGCAGAAAGATGTATCCTAACGCAAAACTGCTTATCCATGCCCCGTACTGCCCTGGTTTCGATGGAGCGCTTGATGTCCCTACGCTTGACGCATTGAGAGCAGGACTGGACGCAGAGCGTGAGAAGATGTTGTCTGTCTATGTAGAGCGTTGCGGTGTGGACAGAGGGCTTTTAGAGGCGCAGATGGAGAAGGAGACATGGTTCGGAGGCGAGGCAGCTAAGCAATTAGGATTTATCAGTGAAGTAATTATGCCGAAATCGGCAAAGGTATCAACAATTAAAACAGTTATGAAGAAGAAGGAAACGACAGTAAGTCAGTCCCTGCTTGACAGATTGCTGGCAAAGGCAGGGTATGCGAGAATTGAGGATGTTCCGGCAGTTGCTTTGGAGCTAACCACCGCAGGAGGTGACACGTTGACCGTGGAACGTGAAGAAGGCGAGCCGCAGGTAGGCGACAAGGCTTCTCCCGATGGCGAACACGTAATGCCGGATGGAAGCACTATCGTAGTGGTGGATGGTGTTATCACAGAAATCCGCGAAAAGGAAGAAGAATCTACCGAAGAGCTGGAAGCACGTATCGCAGAGCTGGAGCAAACGGTTGCTGAACTCACTGCAAACGCAAAGAGCGAGGAGGATGTTAAGATTCTTAACGCAGTAGCAAAGGCAGGAGGTATCGAGGCTCTGACAAAGGCAGCGGCTTCTAAGTACGTTCCGGCAGGACGCGCACCGCAGACAGTAGGCAAAACAGAGCAACAGAAGCCTGTTAGCAAAATCGAAACTAGACTAAAAGAAATCAGAGAAAAAAGAGGAGGTAAGTAATTATGAAATGGGAGGAGTTATCGAACTTGACCCCTGATAACGGGGCAATCAAAGACTTGAAGGAATTAATCATCGCAGAGGTCTTTACAGACCCCGTACTGGAGCAGTTCTTTACGCTGATGTACAATGTTAAGAACGGCGACAAGGTTGGTTATGTAGGTGAAATGAGTGATGTCGGTTGGGCTGGCGACAAGTGTAATCCAGAGTACAAGAAGGCGACCATCGATTTTCTTGAGAAGGAATGGAAAATCGGCTCTTGGACTGTACCCTTGGAGTGGTGTTACAAGGATTTGGAAAACACTATCGCAGAATATTGCTTGAAGAAAGGCACAGACATCGGAGACCTGACTTCTACGGACTACATGGACGATATCGTTTATCCTGCACTGAAGGATGCAATGATTAAGATGATGTGGCGCATGGTATGGTTCTCAGATACGGATGCGAATCTTCACAGCGCATCGGGAGTATTTTCTACCGGAACAGACCTTGACCTGTTCAAGACCACTGACGGACTGTGGAAACACTTGTTCGCTATCGGTACGGCAAGCGCAGGGCAGAAAACTGCCATCGAAGCGAACACACAGGAGTCAACCGCTTTGCAGTTCAGCAAGCTGAAAGAGGCAGGTGTGGCAATAGGTATCTTTGACAGCATGCTTGAAAATGCTGATTCACGCATCGCAGGTCTGCCGGGTGCTGCAATCTATTGTACCAAGTCGCTCGCTGACGCACTGACTAAGGACTTGAAGCGCGAGTACAAGGAAATCCTTACATGGGAGCAGGTGTTTGGAGGCTTGAAGGTATCTGAATACAACGGGGTGACCATCTATCAGATTCCGATTTGGGACAGAATGATTATGCAGTATCAGAACGATGGTACGAAGCTCAACCTTCCGCACCGAGCTATCTTCGGCTCGCCTCGTGAAATGCTTGTGGGTACCCCTGCAAATCAGCTTATCAGCGAGCTGGATATATTCTTCGAGCGCAAAGAGAGAATGAACTACATCTATTCAACAGGTAAACTGGGAACCAACATCGGTCAGGATGATTTGTTCCAGCTTGCATACTAATAGGAGGGATATATGGGAGTATGTGATAATCTACTTAAGCAGGACATCGTACCATCGTGCGATGACCCTGCAATCCCCGGCTTCGAGCAGGAGGGAGTATTGATTAACCGCAAGGATATTGACTTTGCGAACGTAACCTTTAACGTAACACGCAGCAACGTGATGGAAGCTCTGCCGCTGAAGCAAGGTAAGAAGGGGTTCAAAATTGTAGCACTCGGAGCGCAACCTTTCAACGGCACAGGAACGGCTTTCGCTGCTGGAACATACCGCAATTCGTTTAACAATACATTCGCCTTTGTGGTGCTTGATGATGGTCCGGATGTGCGAGGTAATATCATTGATGCACTGGCTAACGGGGAATTTGTTGCAGTGCTTGAGAACAAGTACAAGGGAATGGGTAAGACCAACAAGGGAGACTGCGCCTTTCAGGTGTACGGCTTCTATCAGGGTCTTAAGGCTACCGAAATGGCAGACGGCAAGTATTCAGAGGACACTGACGGAGGTTGGACAATTACGATGCAGGAGACTAAGACACCGAAGTCGGGGCTGTACCTCTTTAAGACATCTTACGATGCGACACAGAAGTTGGTCGAAACATTGCTGACTGTGGCAGGAGGCTAAGATGATGGAAGTTACCGAAGTAATTGAAAGATTGAAAGAGCTGGGGGGTGTG